CGTCAGCAATACGTTCCAAATCTTTTAAGGCTTGGGCGTGGGTATCTTTCACATTCAAAGGAAAGCCTTTGCCGTCGGGGCGGCGTGAATAGAGCCAGTAGCGAGCCAGTTGTAGGCAAATGTTACGCACAAGCGTTGGCACATCATTTAACGGCAGCAAATAACGTGAACGTAAATAGCCATCCACCGTTTCTGTAGCGTATTCGCACGCCTTGTTTAATACGGCATAATCGACTTCCGTTGCTCTTGTGTTGTCATTAGAGAGCTGCACAAGCACCACTTCGCTCACTACTTCCGTTAAATCTTGTGCCTGAATGTACATTATTCTTTACCTTCGCCTTTGTTGTTTTTGTTTGCCTTTTCCGCTTCTTTGCGGGCTTTTTCTGCTTCCGCAAGACGAGCTTTTTCCGCCTCAGCTTCCGCCTGTTTGCGTTTTTCGTCTTCGGTTTCATCTAGCTTCACATAAAGCGAGATTTGGGCGTATTCTTCATCGGTTAATTCAATTTTTGCACCTTGTTCATAACGATTGCCGTTATGCAGAATGGCCATGGTGCCGATAACAACGTAAAGTTTTTTGTTCATTGGTTTCTCCTAGTGAAACGGTGTTACAAATCTCCCCTACCCCCTCTTTACTAAAGAGGGGGATTTTTTTGGGTTATAGGCAACCTTTAATCAAATAACCAGCCGATGCACCGAGTAAGTGCGGTTTGTGAATATCGGTGGTGCGAATGACTTCAATCTTGCCACCGTTTTCTTTGTAGGTGTCCACAAATAAGCCACCTTGACGACGGACGGTGTAACCGTAAGATGGCTCGTAAACCGTGCCTTTGCGTTCTGCCGAACGTGGGGCAACGTAAGCCAGCACAATCGCATCGCTCCAGATATCTTTGAGTTGTGAGCTTTCTTCGTACACCGCCTCACCGATTTTCACGGTGTCGATACCAATCAATTTGGCGAATACTTCAGGTGTTACAATCGCTACCTGTGAGTATTTAAGTTTTTCAATCACTGCAGGGTGTTCTTTTAATGCTGCCCACACATCGCCTGCAATCACGCATACATTCGGCTTGCGACCAATCGCACGCTTCACGGCACGAATGCCTGTGTCGAACATCGCAAAGATGTCTGCTTGTTTGCTCGTGATTTTCGATGTACCGCTTAAGGTCACTTTGTTGCCTGCATCGTATTTGCTTTCATCAAGGGCAAGGGTTGCCACTTCTTTTTCACGCCCTAATGCAATCACATCTTGGGTGGTATTTAAGGCAAATTGACGGAGAGCGAAAATCGCTTCGCTTTCTTCACGGTAATCGATGGCGTATTCCACATCGTGCTCTTCCAACGCCACGTCGATTGCCGTGATGTCTTCAGGATCTAAACGATTGGATGTACCGCGTAAGTTACGCACTGTACTTGGTAAGCGGAATGCAAGGCGACCGAATTTCGGAATTTTGCCCGCTTCTTTGTCGATTTCGACGGTCGGCATTAACACTTCGCCGATGAGTTCTAAATTGTGATAGCCCTGTGCCAATTTGGTTAAAACAGGATCTTGCACACGGAGTGCTGCGAGATTGTGAGCAGTCATAAATTTCCCTTCTATTGATAAATTGCGTTAAAGGCGGCGGTATAGCTCACGCCGTGTTCTTTGGCATACGCCATAATTTTTTGGTCAGCTTCGATGCTGGCTGGGTTTGTGCCTTCGGCATATTCCACCGTGCCGTCTTGCGGAGCTGCCGCTTTGTCTTTGGTGGCGACTTCACCGAAGTTCACCACTTGTGGTTGAGCATCCAAAAAGGCTTTGAGTTTGCTATGCAGGCTTTCGCCCTCGGCAAATTCCACCACACCGCCTTGAGCGGTAGTTGAGGCATAGTTCAGCAAATCGACTGCTTGTTGTTTGGCAATCGGGGCGAGTTTGCCTGCTTTCACTAAACCTTCGGCAAAGTCGACATTGTCGGCTTTAGCTTGATTGAGTTCAGCTTCTGCTTTTTCGGCTTTCGCTTTGGCGTTTTCATCTTTGAGTTGCTGATTTTCAGCACGCAAGCGGTCTAATTCCGCTTTCTCTTCTGCACTCATTTCAGGTTCTCCTTGAGTTGGTTCAGTTTGATTGGGTTCATTTGGCATTGCTTCGCAAAAATCCACAATGCCTTGCTCGCTCTCTGAAAATTCAGGGTTACGCAAGCCTTTCACCGCAGGTGGCATTGCGCCTAAAAAACCGACATGGCGTAAATAGAGCGAGCCTTGCTTTGGATTGTCAGGGCTATTGGCAAGGTAAAAAGATGCCGACACTTTTTTGAAACGCCCATCTGTGACCATTTCGGCAAATTCAGGGTGAACTTGGTCAAGCTCGGCTTTCAGCACATCGCCGTCTAACTGCAAGCCTTTCACCCACGCATAGGCGGGGGCTTCCATTGTGGGGTGTCCGATAACGGCTGGGGCTTCGTGATAGGCAACATCGTAGGCTTCTACCGCCTGTTGCAAATCGGCTGGGGTGATTTCCACCACTGTACCGTGTGCATCTGGGCGTTTGCCTGCTTTAAAAATTTCAATCAGGGTCATTCGGTTCTCCTTGTGTTGGCAAACATCATAGAAAAAACGACCGCTTGTTGCTTTTAAAGTGATTTAAAGGATGAAAATGGAAGATTTTGTGAAAAATGGAAATGACGATTTAAAGGGAAATAGAATAGCGTTTAAATGCCGTTTAAATGCGTTTAAGTGCGTTTAAATTTTTTCGGACGATAAATTCATTTCATTTAAACCAAAACGCCACAGAGGGCGTTTTTAGGCTTATTTTTGAAATTTAGGCGATGTTACAGATTTTGGTCGATTTGGCGTTGTAAAACAGTCTTTGCTTTCTCTAATAATTTTTGCTCATTTTGTGAATTAACACCTAACCACGGACGAGCAGGAATTTTTGACTGTTTAGCGAAGACGGCATTGTCGCCTTTACCAAATTTTAATCGCTTGCCTTTCTTCGGTTTAATGACACCACCGAATTGGTGCAATCTGGCATACTTGGCATCTGAACCAAATTCAACGCCGTTGTCATTGTAGTTGTAAGCCGTTCTCTCAGATAAATAGCCTCGATGTTTTAAGATTTTATCGTTGCCTTTTATCTCTTGGGTGATTGGTGAAAGAGGCTTCCATTTGTTACCATCAGGATCAACTTCCTGCTTAAACCGTTCCTCGTGGATTTTCTTCAAGGTTTCGCCCAACACGCCGTAGAGCTTGCGGGGTTGTTTGAGCTGATTTGCAATACGGTGGAGTTTTTCCACCGCTTGGGTGTCGTTGAGAGTGATTTTGATCATGGCGTTATTCCTCTCTAAAATGCAAGCGTGGTAATGTTACCACGCTTCATTATAAGGAAACGAATATGGATAAAGAAAAAATTGATTCGATGCTTGAGCGTGTAAAAGAATCAGGCTATCGTTCATCGTTAATGCTTGCTCTGGCTGAATGGGCAGAAGAAAAACTGCGTCAGCAGGAGGTGCTTGATGTTAATTCATTGCAAGCGTGGGCTACTGCACCGAATCGCAAGAAGGCATTTTCATTTGCAGTTGAGCGATTTTTAGCAGAGCTCAATACCTCAAGTAATACCGACAGATAAAAATAATCGCTATCATCAAGCTCTGAGCGATGCAAAGCAAGCGTGCGTTCAAACATAACTTGCATTGTTTCACTTGGGGCTTGCTTTTCTCTTTCTTGAAGGGTTAAAGCGGCTTCGCTCATTTGAATAAGTAATTGCATATTTTCTCCTATTGATTAAAAAATAAGTTGGGCGTATAGTAAAACCATTGCAGTAGGGGTTACCAACTGGAAAGGGTCCAGGGTCGAAAGACGGCTGATTATCCTGTTCGAATCAGGCAAACTACTGCAATGAACCCCATAACACTTCAAATGCTCCTAATTGAGTAAAATCTTCAACCGCACTTGCTGTTCTCACTACATTTAATTTTTGAGCGAGTTTCTTGCCACTTAATTCATCTTTGATTTTGACTTCATAATCCATTTTGATAGCAACCTTACCTTTCTCAGTTTCATAGATAAATAGCAGCACATCGCCCGCATTCTTGTTGCGTTGCTGTTCTTTTGCCTGTAACAAAATCGCCTTTGGATTTCTCAACTTCTCTGGCAATTGCTCCCAAAACTCAATCGGCAGGTTAATGCCTTTGGTTTGCTTGGTATCACGCAAGGCGTGCAATACATCTTCATCACGTACGGCAATCACGGCAGATTGTGGAGCTTTTTCAAGTGCGGTCAATTTATCAATCACTTTGGCTGGGATTATGCCCACGTTTTTCATTTGTCCACGTGCCATTTTTTCGGTGGCAACGGTATCTACCATCGACTTCATCGCGCCGTTTAACATCATCACGGCACGCGGATTTTGTAACACGTTTTCAATCAGTAGGCTGGCAAGTTTTGGCTCGGCATTGACGAACTTATTGAACAACAACTGATCCACGTCCGCATTTCGCCCAGCAGTCAAGCGGTCAAAATTATGCGGTTGAAATCCTACATCATAGCCTTTCGGCACTCGCACCATTCTTGGATTACCTGAACGTGTGCCGACCAATTTTTCCTGCCATTCGATTTCAGGCGATTGGCTGATGCTTTTGCCCATTTCTTTCAAGTCATCTTCATCGTGGGCGGTGACAGTGCAGTGGCAACCATACGCCTTGATTGGGTAGTAATAACGCCAAAATGGATCGCTTGCCGGTAAAATTGTGCCGTCCAAGTCAATATGCTCTTGGCGTGGGTGGCTGTTGTCGTGGTGATGATATTCCCAATAGGGCATGACACCGGCTAAATCCAAATGCTGTTGCAGCCGTCCGCGATTGTAAGCCGCATAAACATTGGTGTCGTAAATAATACGAGTTCGCCAATTTCTGCCGCTGTTGTAATTCCAACCTGTGCGAGCGACAATTTCGTCAAACCGCTTGCGAAAACTCTCCAGCGTTTCGCCGTTGTTGATGGCTTCGTCCACTGCTTCACGAAAGGCAAGCAGCACTTCATTGCAGTTTGCTCCTGCGACCATAAAAAAGTAGTCGTGTTCTTCGCCCAATACGTCCAAATAGCTGTTGGTCGGTAGATTGAGCTTTTTCTCAAAGTATTTGACTTGATTTTCAAAAGTGAATTTCATTGACAAATCTCCCCTAGCCCCTCTTTACTAAAGAGGGGGACTTGGCACGCTCATCTTCTACGGATTGTCGCCCTGCAAATTGGGCAGTGGTTGAACCCCACGCCAGCAGTTCGCCATATTCTGCAAAACTTAATTCAGGAATAAGGCTATCCAGCTGATTGCGGAAATCTTCAAGGCTTTCGGTTTGCCCTAATTGGTCGCGAATGCTTTGCAGCCAATGTTCAACGTGGGCTTCGCCCTCTACTTCCAACTGTTCGCCGATGGTTTCAATCACGCTTTGGGGGATAGGTTCAGCAAAATCCACTGCTTGTTTGCCTTTGGTTGGGGCTTCTACCTTGATTTCTGCCATCACAATATCGCCTTGTTCAAAGCCATAAGTGCGGAGGATATATTGCTCGGTAAAGCCTACGCCGATTTCGGTCAAAATCTTGTCGCGTTCCGCCTGCAACTTATCAATACTTTCTTGCTCGAATAGCTCGAAGGTTGGCAAGGTGTCCACGCTGAAATTCAGTTCGCAAATCCAAGCGAGAAGCTGGTTGAATACTCGCTCGACAAGGCTGGCATCGTCATCACGAATATCACGGGTGACTTCCAGCCCTGCGGTTGCTGATGCACGGTTGGCTTCCGCTTCAGTGGTTTGGTTTTGCCCGAGTAATGCGATGGCAATTTCAGATTTGCAATACTTGATAAAGTTATCAAAGGCTTCTGATGAGCCACTTTTATCAGCACCTTCCACTAAGCCGATAGAGCTATCATCAGGAATTGCGGCAACAGCCGTGCCAAGCATTGCTTCCATACTATCGAGCAAGTCTTCAATTTCGTGGACCTGTGCTTGGCGAGGGTGTTTACCGACTAACCAAGGGGAGCCATATTTTTCGGTAAATTCCAACCAGTATTTAAAGCCTGCTTTCTTAAAGGTCGCCGCCCAAAAGCAAAGGGATAAATCGCCCAAGCCGTAAGGATTGGTGTAGGTGGCATTTTGGGTGGCAAGCAACATTCGATAAGGCGGAATAAATTCACCGTCACGGTGTTCTTTGGTGCGAAGTTTGAGCTGATTTTCTTCGTCAAACACAAACCACTCTTGCGGTTTGGCTGTGATTGCCACAGGTAACAATAAGCCGTTGTTGCTTTCCCATTGTACTTCTAAGGCTTGATAGCCAAAGAGCGTGGCATCAAGCAGTTCGCTGATGATTTGGCTCATCGGCAAGCGGTCGAAAAGTGCAGTTAAAATCTCGTCCGTTTTTTCATTGCCTGTGGGCGTGATACGCCACTCAAGCCCTTTAATGGCTGCTTTTCTACGGCGAACACAGCCTCCAACGTGGCTGTCGGATAAAATTTCACGATAGGCGGAAATGTCCTTGCCCATTTTTTTCAACACAGGATCAGGGTTCGGCAAATAGTGCATAAACGACCAATAGTCAATGGCGTTGGCACGACTGGCGATGACGCGGATTAAATCTTGTTTTTTCGGAGTCATTGGCTTTCCTTATTTCGTATAATCCACAAAGAGGGCAAGCAATAAAAATACCCACCAAAACGGTTTGTCGTAAAAAATCAGCACAGTGGCAGAAATGGTTAAAGTTACAAATGCGATCATGGTTAATATCCTTGCGTTAATTTTCGGCTGGCTCTTGGTTTGCGGCTGTGAGCTATGACAGGTTGCATCACGGCATCGGTTGCTGCGGTTAATGCCAAAAAGCACGCCCAAGTGCGGTCGGCGTGACCGTTGCTGTCAGATTCTGCGGTAAAGCGTGGTGTGCCGTTTGCCCCTGTGATTTTTTTGAGTTTGTGCAAATCTTCTCGCAAATTGGCGTTGCCCTGCGGTATGCGAATTTTGCGATCTTCAAAGGCGGTTTTGCCAATAGTTGCCATTTTGAGCTTGGTCGATAAATTAAACAGCATGCCTGCAATGCGTTTGCCGTGTTCAGCTTGGGCATCTTCTACCATTTTTTCGCCCATTCCTGTTTGGTCGAGATTGCCTGCCACAACGTGATACTGCTTTATAATGCGGTTAAGTTCAGCAAGTTGTTTACGCAATGGCACACGTTTGAGCTCCACGATTTCACGCGTCCAATAGACATCGCCGACCAATTCAACCACCCAAATCACGGTTAAGTCGTTACGAGCCGCAATATCCATTCCCACAAAGCACGAACCGCCTTGATAAAGCTCAGGCTTGCCTGCTTGTTCGTGTTCAACGGCATCAATTAAATCGTAAGAAAGCCAGCTGCTTGCCTCATCAAGCCATTTAAGTTCAAATTCTTGCGCCCACGCATCTTCATCATTCAAGCCACGGCGTAGCTGTTCGATATTACGCGGTAAGCCGTCTGCCACTGCTTGGTAAATATCTACGGTGTGGCGTGACCATTCGGTGTTATCCAAATCGGTCATCAATTCATAAAACTTGTTACCCTTGCCGTTAGGGGTTGAAACCACGCGTAACTTCCAGCCTGCGGAAATCACGGGGAACAAGGCTTTCCAGATTTCACGGCTGTCGGCGTGGAACGCAAATTCATCTAAAAACACATTCGCAGAGAAACCGCGAGCGGTGTCAGGGTTCGCTGGTAAGGCGGTAATTTTTGAGCCATTCGGGAAAATCACTTCTAAGGCATTAAGCGTTGGGCTAAATGGCACTTCTAACACTTCACAGGCTACATTTAAGGCTTCAAGATGGCGTTTTACACCTTCGTTAATTGCTTCTTTGGCTTGGCGTTCCCCACGAGATAGAATCACCCAGCGAGTACGTTCACCTTTAGCTTCCGCTTCTAAACAATCCAGCACAATTTCAAATGTGGTCGTGAATGTTTTACCCGTTTGACGGGCAAACATTGCCACTTTGAATCGGCTTTTATCGTTTAACCAACGCTTTTGATAGTCATAAAGAACGGTATTATTCAATGCCATAGACTGCTTTTACCATTTGTTGCACATCAGCAAGGCTCACGCCTTGTTGTTTGCCAGCTTCTTCCACGGCTTTTGCCGCTTGTTCTAACACTTCTTTGCGAATTTTGCGTTCACGTTCATAACTTAATGAGGCTGCTGCTTCTAGCCGTTGTACGGTGGTGGCTAACATTGCCAACTCTTTCGGCTCAGCAATGCCGTTTTCGGCAAATTGAGACGACATTTCAAAAGCAAGGTGCTTGACCAGTTCGATGACTGTTTTGCCAATATCAGTTTGCGGCATTTCGCCAAATTGGCGTGTCCATACTTCTGCCACTTCTCGGGCTTGTCGAATTTTAGCCCCCACTTTTTCCATTCGGCTGGCGTAGCGGTTTAAGCCGGTTTTGCTGAGTTGCATATTTTCAGGCAAGCCACAATCACGGATTAAGTCGTTAATTTCTTCTAAAATTTCTGCTTGTGAAAACTGCTTGTCGCGCAACATCATCGCCAACTGGGTCTTGATATTCGGTGGCAATAAATCGACCTTGCTGGCACGCCCTCGTGTATTTTTTTCACTCATTTAAACCTCCTTTAAATGTGGTTTAAATTTTCGGTAAAGGCTTTTTCACCCCATCCACCACGGCTTCGCCATTTGCTACATCAAGCCCGCGCTGGGTAATTTTGGCAATCATAAAGCCGTTTTGTAGGCGTTCGATTTGGACTAAATCTTGCTCTTCGAGCCAATTGAGATGAGTGCGGACTAAATCACGGCTGATTTTATGCCCATAAAGGGCAAGGCAATCGTCCAAAATGGACTCATTGGCATCATAGCCTGCATCAGCAAGTGAACGTAAAATCACTAAACGCTGATCTTGTTTAATCAATTCTTTTAACGACATTTCATCATTCCTTTAATTTTGCTTCTAATAACAAGCCCACTTGGTGGCTCATTGCATCTACTTGGCGTGAAGTGGCTTTGGTGTCGCCTTTCACATCGGTTAATAAGGTTTTCAGGCGTTCTACATCGACTGCGGTCGGCAAATTTTCCACCTTGCTTTCCAGCGTTGCCAAGCGGTTGTCATGGCTTCTGGCAATGTCGGCAAGTTGGCTTAAATCATGCTTTTTGGCATATTTACTGTCGAGTTTGAGCCAAAACGCCCCGATAAAAATCGCAATCAGGGTGGAAACTACGCCAAAATTGGCACGGATAAATTCCCAAAATTCACTAATCATTGTCCTTCCTTAGCCTTTGAGCAGATTTCCCGATAGGTCGCGTTATGCACCGCTATTTGGCGTAGGGTTTCGGTAGTATCTTGGCGACTGGCTTTAATTACCCCAAAACCCGAACAGCTTGGGTTAATCACGGAGATCGCCCGACTGTTGCAAGCGGTTAATGACATCATCACGGCGAGAGCCACGAGTGTTTTCTTCATTTTTCTTTCTCACTTCAAAATGTTTCACTTGGGTTTGAGCCACTGTCTTTTCCTGTTGCAGTTGCTCGTTTTGCTTAAACAAGCGGTTGATTTCTTGATGAGCTTTACGGATTTTATAGGTGGCCATCATTACCCCTACAAGACCCACTACAGCAAAGCCTAAAATCAGATAAAAAATCATTCTTCACGCCCCCGATTATTTAACGCATTAGCGAAACCTTTGGTCGCCACGCCACCACCGCAAAATAGGGCAAAGGTGGTAAAGAGTTCGCCTACATAAGCACGGTCTAACCACACGGCATAAACCAAAATGCCAGCCATTAGCAAAGCCCCGAAAAATTGGATAAAGGCGGTAGTGGAAAGACGACCATCATTGTTAGTAATCAATTCTTTGAGTGCCATTAGTAACTCCAGCGTAAGTAAAACCATTGAGCAACGGTGCGACCACCGTTTAGTGCTTTGTTGTATTTGGCGTTATTGCTTATTTTTTTCATAAAGTCTCCTACGCTTGCTTTGAACCGTGTTTTTTAAAACGGTCTTTCTTTAATCTTGGTTTAGGTGGTTTGCGTTTTTCCATTGTTACGCCTTAAATAAATGTTCTAAATTGACAACCTGCTCGGAATCCAGCCACGTCCAAACATCAAAGCACGGGCAGTCTTTAATCCATTCATTAGGCGTGATTGTGCCATCGCCGTTGAGGTCAGGGCTTAAATCACGATGTCCACAAATGCGAGCACTGGGATATTTCGCTTCAAGCTGACGCAATAATTTATGTAGTGCCTGCCATTGTTTTTCGGTGTATTCACCGTGGTTTTTGCCGTCTTTGCGAATACCACCGACCAAGCAGATGCCAAGACTGTTTAAGTTATGTCCTTTGACGTGTGCGCCTGTTTCGCCCTCACGACGACCTGTTTCAACCGTGCCGTCTGTGTCGATAACGAAGTGGTAGCCGATATGCTGTAAGTGCGGATTGAATTGCTTGTAATTGCCTGCTAAACGCTGAAAGCCACGCTGTTTGTGCCAGTCGTCGATACGTTGTGCGGCAGTTTGAGTGGTGGTGCGTAACTGCTTGCCGTTTTGAGTGGCTGAGCAGTGGATTACGATTTTGGTGATGGGTAGGGATAAAGACATGAAAAAACTCCTTCTAAGATGACTTAAAAGGAGTTTAAAACGGATGGCGTTTTATTGATTTTAAAGTGATTTAAAGAAGTTAGTATTTAGAAATTACTTGTTCTAATTTCTTCGCAGTTTCTTCGGTTAAACCGGCATTCAGTTGTAATACAACCCTGCCATTCGGTGATTGATATAAATAAGGACCGGCAAGATTTTTCAATGCATCGAAATAGGCAAAAATAGGTGTGCATTGTTCTTTTTTCTCACAAATAAAGGCTTGCCCGCCTTTAGGTGCTATTTCAGGAATCGAGAACGCAAAGCGTTCCTTGAATCCCTGCACCATAAATTTATCATTTTTTAAATCTTTTACATCGTTAATTTCAACGCCACTGGCTTTCATTGTTGAAACTAAGTCTTCAGAGGTGATGGCTTTATCGCCACAAGCAGCTAATAACAAGCCACTTAATAAAACTAATGCTTTTTTCATTACATTTTCCTTAGATTGATAAAATAACTATTCTTATCATACTCTTAATTTGTTTGATTTTCCCACAAAAAAACGCCCTTTCGGACGTTTTCTCACTTTTAGCGGTTATTTTTCCCCAAACAAATCTCCCTGTCGTTTGGCTATTTCTTCTTTAGTGATGCGTTTGACGATTGCGTAAATCCATTGCATAGAAACATTATATTTTCGAGCAAGAGCACGGTGGTTGTGCCCGTTGAACTCGTTAAAAATCTTCATATCTCGTTCATTCAGGAGTAACACAAGATTGCGTGGAATATAGATGACCTCACCGCCCCAGTTATGGGCGATGCGTTGGGCGATTTCGACCCCAATTTGTTTGGCGTTGTCCGTGGCAAAGGCGTGTTTTTCGATAAGCTCAAACTCAATATGTTTGGCTAAATCGGCTAACACTTCAGGGGCTTTTTGTTCGAAAGTTTCAAGTTGAGCAAGCGGTTCCATTTTTCACCTATAACTGATCATTATTCCATTGCGATATTGTACAAAACCTAAAAATTCCCACTAGCACAATTTTTCTGAGTGTAAGACAAAAAGTGGTTTTAAGCCTTATATAGCAAGGCTTTTGCGAATTGCAAAAAGTGAAAAATCGTAAATAACAGACAAGAAAAAAGGCGGTAATGACCGCCTTGAGGGATAATTAAAGGGCTTGTTTTTGCTGTTTGTGTTGCAGCCAGATTTGATATTCGGGGCTGTTTTTCACAAACTCTTCTTGCCCTAATTGCACAAAACGTTCGATGTATAAAATCGCATCTTGCACTTTTTTGTCTTCCGCTTGTTGAGCTTTGACCGTTTCCGACTGATTTTTATCAGTGCGGATGACGGCAAAGTGCGGTTTCTGCGTTTCATACACCGATTTAAGGTAGTTATGATTAGTAAGCGGTTCGATTTTTTGCCCCGCTTGCAAGGCTTGTTGGCGTTTTTTACGCAGGCTTGCCACCGTTTCGGATAATGCCTGTGCCAGCAACAACGAGCAAGGGTAAAGTTCTAATACATCGCTGACAATTTTTAACGCACGGGCATTGTTGAGATTGCTTTTGGCTGGTTTAAATAAACCTAAGTAACCGACCATCGGTTGGGCACAACCGTGGGTAAGTTGGCTAATTTTGCCGAGCAATTCACGCCCTGCGTCATCTTCGATTAAGGATTCGAGATGTATATCGCTGTGGCAAATAGGGCATCTACATAACTTCATTAAAATACTCCGTCACGGTATCGTAACTGGCTTCTGGGTCGCCTAATTCATAGCCTTTTTCGCTGATAGCTTTAAGCATTACCCGTCTATGCCATCTTTTCAAAATTTCCAGAAATCGGCTGGCATCGTTGCCGTTTAACGCCCCTACATTGAGTGCAAGCACACTTTTTCCTTTGTTCATCACTTTTCGCATATAGCTATTGAGAGCTTTCTCGCTACCATCTTGTAGAAAACCTTGCTTGCCCATTTGAATCCAGACAGCTCGGATTTTATGAGCAATCTCGCTTTTGACTTTTATCTCGCCTGTGGCAGGACTATAAGCGGTCGATTTTGTGCCGCGTTTTGCGAACCATTTTACTTTAGCCCCTTTTTGTTGCAGCTCATGTAAGATTTTGTGCAACTCTACGATAGTGCATTTGGTGGAGCTGGTTTTATTGGTCAGCCGTTTGACCATTTCGCGGTAGCTGAATTCGTCCATATTAAGCTGCTGTTTGCCAATATGGATCAGCTGGATTAGTTTGGCTTTTTCGCTCATTGTGTGTCCTCTTAGTCAATCCTTTAAAACATGCTTAAACCTGATTTAAACAGGCTTTAAACGATTTACTTTAAAAATTTAAACACTCTTTAAACTTGCCCACACCGAGTTATATCAACCTAGACCGAATGGTGTGGGCAGCGGTTATTTTGCGGTTACATAATTTCCTCCTCAAAATAAATATCATCTACATCAGGAGCTACCACATAAGCTAACGCAACTCGGAATACTGAGTAGTTTTTTGCACCATCTTCTTTTACTACAATAAAAACATAATCGCCTTCATTGCTAATATTCCATTGATAAAAATTTCTCACAAAAATTTCTTTTGCAATATCTTCAAGAAAGTAACACTGTTCTTTGCAATAAAAGCTCTTCCAACCGCTTTCTGTTATCACTCTTTGTATTTCTTCCTTTGTTGGGTCTTCATCTTCTACTTCTTCAAGGACAATCCATTCATATTTAAACCTTTTCATTCTTACCCCCTCGCCAACATCATTCGCATTGTTGGCAACTGGTCCGATACATTCCCCACAAAAATAGCTGCGTGGGTATATTGCCCTTTAAACAAAGATTTTTGAGCTTCTTTGAGCATCATAATCATTTGATTAAGCTGGCTTTCTAGCTCGGTTTTGCGTGTTTCGGTCATCATTATTCTCCTTAAAATGGTTTTCTTTTCATTCGTTCGCAAAAGGCTTTGCGGTTTTCTGCCCATGCTTTGTTGGTTTCATTAGCAGAAAGGCTAGCTAAATCCCAATGGGTTGCGGCTTCTTTGTAATTGCCGGCTTGTTCTTCTTTTGCCGCTTTTTCCGCATAAAAGCGGTATCGGTTGAAGTTTTCCACGCTTTTGGCGTGTGGTCGTTTGGTTTTCATCGGTTTCTCCTGTGGGTTAAAACTTATTTTGAAAGCCCCTTCTAACTCGTCCCCCCCCTTTTTTTAAAGGGGGTTGGGGGGGGGTTGAAGGGGGTTTTTATAAGTGTT